ATTTTATTGTTTTTAATCACGTGTCACTTTAATTTGTGTGAGCTTCATGAAGTTGTCTTTGTATCACGTAAGACTTCTAAAACGGACGCTTTTTAACGTGGTTGACCACGGCTTGCAAGATCGCAAGCACGCACCTATGGATTTTGACGGTGCGATTTAAAGCCCAATCGTCGGGGTCGACGTTAGAGGGGGGGGCTGGCGCGGGCAGGCAGGGTCATGGACACCCGCTTTGCCACAGTTCATGCACAGCCCGAGGCGCGAGAGCATCAGCTCAACCTGCGCCAGCTTGGCCTCCAAGGGATCTGCTTCCTTGTACAGCGGGAGGCCAGCACGCGGCTTAGGTTTCGCCAAAAGAAGGCCGGAAGAGATCTGAGAGATCACGAGGACGGCCGAGGTGACGGTAGTGCCGGTAACCGTCATGAGCATACCCTGGCCCAAGTTTGCCGTCAAGTCCATGGAGACGACGGCGCTCGCGGCTGTGCCCGCGGCATTAATCACATTAGTGTAGGACGTCGCAACCGAGCCTCCGCCCGAAGCGTTAAGGCCGATCACTGTGATGCCTGTCCCGACAATAGAGAACGAGACAAGAAAACGACCCGACGAGCCTAAAGTCGCGGTCGAACCGCCGCCGCTCGTATTAATTGCGACAGTGATTGTCGTGCCAGCAACCGCTGCCGGGGCCGAGCCCATTGGGGCGGCGGGGCTGATCGTACCTCCAGCACGAATGTCCGCACAAAGGAGGTTTTGGCCCAGCACGTTATTGACCTTCGGTCCGATGAATTCGAACTCATACTGAACATAGAGTTCACCCACTGTCGCGGCATCTGCCATCCCTTGAGTAATGAGCTGGAACGTGCCGACGTCGTAGGTCTTCGCGTCGGCATTGTCAGGGAGAGCACCAGAGCGCACATAGCGTGATCCGTAGGGCTTAGAGCCAGGCCCGGACGCGTTATGGACAACGCGCGTCCAGGGTGCGGTACGCGTGGACCCCTGATAGTCCATCGCCTGCTGCTTGCTCGTAAAGGCTGAGTCAAGCGCATCATAGTCGGTCACCAAAATGACCGCGCCCTTCGTGGTCGACGGGGCTTCAGTCTCGAACTTGTAGAGAAGCTTTCGGACCTTATACTCCTCGTACTGCGTGGCGATGTTAGCCAGCCACGGAAAAGAGCCAACGAGGCCGGGGTTGACAGGGAAAGAGGTCACAGCGAATCCGACCGACCCGGCGACCTCACCGAGGTATTCCTCATGAGCGATGACCACGGACTTACGACCGTTCATCTTGGGACCTCGGTTTGTCTTAAGGACCGCCTTGGCGATGGGCGCCGAGCGGGCGCGCGTCGAAAAACCACCGCCACCACGATTGCGCCTAACAGAGCCTCCGCGGCGCCCGTGGCGGTTGAGGACCGCCTTGAGGGGGACAAGCTTAACCGCCCCTTTGTTCGCCGCGGTGATGGCGCCCTGAGCAACCATCGCGACCGCCTTGCGAGGATTCTTCTTCTTTCCGACCATTAGTTCCGGGACTTTCGCAACTGCTTCTGCAACTTTCTTTGTTGCGTACGCGATCGCAGCGGATTTCGCACCTGCAACCGCACGGTCAAACAGCGGGGAGTCAAGGACTTTCCACGCTAGCTGAGCCGTTTTGGGACTGCTACGTCTGCACTCGCGTGCAGAATGTTCCGAAGTGAAACTACGTCGATAATCACCAGCTAAACCGATGGGCCCTTGCCTTGCAAAGACCAGGCCTTTAGTCTCGATTCGACTCGAGTGGACATCGCTAATTCCTTTCATATTAACTTTTCTTTGGTCATGACCGCCCAATCACGCCACGAACAACATCTGCAAAGGGCCATGATCTGGTTCTCATGTTCGAGGTCTTTAGGCGGGTCGTTTGTCACGGGCTCCTCCGTCATATACCAGACGAGCCTGATGGATGAACAAACTTTACACGGGACATCGGTCCTATTTCTGTCAAAGCACCAGTCCTGAAAATGATCTCTTTCTTCCCCGAGTCCCGCACATCGCGGACATTTCCGCGAATTCAGCGAGACGAGTTCTTGCATCCTCCTTTTTATGGTCTTTCTTGTTATGTATTCTTCGTGTGGACGATGCCACCGAGTCGCTTCAACTGTGTCTCGAAGGAGTTTTCTATGCTCGTCCGTCAAGTAGGCGCAAACCTTAGTAGCAAAAAGAACAAACTCGACTGGATACTGCGCGACAAAGTGAGCGTATTCATGGTCCGTGCTCAAGTTCATTCACCAAGACCAAGAAACTCCCTAAACATGGATGGGAGATGATGAGCAAAGGCCGCCGCCCAACGAGGTGAGGATTCAAAGGCAAACCACACTAGTCGGCGCAAGACCATCTGAAGAGATGGACGCAGCGTCACATCCCATAACAACTCAACAAAGAAGTCAGCCCAACCTCGATCAGGTGGATTAAACGCGCGATAGATTATACGTCGCAAGGTCGGAGAACCGCCCGGAAGGCCAGGGCGGGGTGCCGCGGGGCCGGCCCAAACGCCGGCCGCAGGGTCTGGAAAGGCGGACACCTCTTCCGTGCCGAGTCGAAAAGGTACGGCAGCATCCTCACGCAGGCGACTCACCGGAAGCATCATCCGCGCGCCGTCCGTCGTCGTAGGGGCGCCTGGGGCAGTAACCCAGCAGAGTCTCTCAGGCGCTGAGGGCCCCAGCCACAGTTTAACAATGTCAACCGGAGGATAAGGTCGGGCGCTCCGAGTGGAGACAGGCGAAAGGCGGATGTCCGCACCCACCTTTTGTGACAAGTCAGCGACATAATCAAATTGTAACATTCGCTCTTCCTCATCATCTCGCCATAGGAGGGACCACGCATGCTCGCAGAAGATTCGCGTCTCCCCATTCCAATAGCCGAGAATATAGATACAAACGAGAATCTGACCCAGGTATTCACGGGTCGTATCGCCGAGATGGTCAAAGTCGGCGATTCTCTCAGGGAGGAAGAACGATTTCAGACTCTCCGCTGTCGACTTCCAGCCGACGATGCGAGGGTGTGTAATGGAGCCAATGTTTGCGAGATGCCAAGACATGCACGTAATCTCTTCAAGCCGATTGTGGATAGCGGACTCACTTGGCTTCACAACTAGGCCGATCCGGGCGACAACACGTGCAACTTCTGGATAAGCTCCACACATGAAGGGGGCAGCCGGCGTCGGGTATGCGGCAACCGCATTATCCCCATGGACTTCCTCGACGCAAGCAGAGATCAGCTGGAACACGTTCGGGTAGGCATCTCGAACAGCACGGTTATTGTTCCACGCAACCCACAACTTATGCAATTCGCCGATAATTTTGTAGATCCCACCGATGAACGACGTACCCCAGACGCCGTCTTTCATCCCTCGCGACGTCTTCATGATATGAACGAACCCCTCCGTGTCGGGGACCCCAACATTTGCAAAGATCATTTCGCGGAAGAGTACTGTGAAGAGCTGGATAGTGTGGCCGCGGTCGACACGCACCAAAGACCCGCAGAACTGGGCAATTACTTGAGCAATAACCCATTCAAGAGTCGCTCCATGATCAGACATGTCCTCTTCGGAATATACGACGTCTCGTAGCACTGCGAACTTTTGCCACACTTTGACGAGGTGACCATGGAACAGTTCAAACTTAGGGGCCCAGGACCCGCTCTTCTCTTCTAAGAACCGTGAGAGCGGTTTGAGCACATGCGTCCAAATGAGCTGCAACTCCTGCTCCGGAATAACCGCACCACGGCAGCGATAGACCTCATCAAACTCCTTTCGCTCAGCCTGTTTCTTTACCACGGGCAGCGAAAGCCACGTGTGAGCGACGAGTGTATGAGATTCGCCGAGCAGGAGCGATGGCCACATGCGTGCAGCGCGGCCAATCGAATAGGGCCACGCGGCAAACTTGGTCTGCCCGCCGAAGGCGCGGGTTGTCCAGCCCGGATGATGCTTCTTAGTCTCCGCATTCAAATAATCGTCCACCACAGCGTCTATTGTCAAATGAGGAACATCGACGTGATCCGCGCCGTTCACACAGTAGGCCAAGCGAAGACCCTGCAAAAGAAAGTCGCGCTCCGTCATGTCTGGATGCGCGCGCCCAATATCATCGAGATCGATATCAAGGTGCTTAGTGATGAACTTTTGGACCTCGACGGCTGCGCGGAATGGATTGGCAGGAACTTTCGTAAGGACACGCAGGCGATCCGCCACTGGGTGGGAACCGAGCATCGTGAGCATATCCCACGCAAACGTATTATTAGTAACGGGCTTCATCGGAATGATCACGCGAAGGCGCGGATCAGTAACGACAGCGATCGTTGGAAGCGCATCGCCGCCGATAAGCAAAGCCTCGCCACGACGGAAGAGCTCTAGACCAACGTCATGCGGGAAGGTATGGATTTGAACAAGCGCGTTCGAAGGGGCCTGAGGCGGAGGGCCTAAACCAAGTCCAGGACGCTCAGCAGGCTCAGCAACGTCCGGCTCACCCACTTCGACGACGGGGAGTTGGTTAAGGGACGATTCCGTCGGCCCAGGAGGTGCGCTCGGGGGTGTCACCACGTGGTGCATATTGCCACCGGCATCTGGAACGGGGACCGAGTGTTCAGTAGTCCCAAGATAGCCTGCAGAATGGAAATTGACGACAGGAGCGACGGTAGGCCTCTTTGTGCCGGCGAGAAGAACAGCCGACATCAATAAGGGTCGCGTAAGGACATTGAGGACGCCCATCATTACGGCATACACCCATGACTCACTGCGGAACCAGCCCCGAAGGTGGTCCCGAAAGGCGGAATACGTCGCGCGGGGGCCGTTTTCAAAGAAGCAGTTTCGATAGACGATAAACATCTGGGCTAACCACGGGAGGCCGGTTGCTTCTAGCGCAAGATGCGCGATCAAGAGCGGGTCGAATGTTTTTGTTTTTACTTCAGTCTTTGTGCCGTAGTTGTTATTAATAATATTCGTAACCACGACTTTCGCAGTGGACAGCTTTTTAACGGACTGGTATCTAAGCCAAGCGTAGACTAACGGGTATATGATAAAGAACTCCGTCGGATTAGTCAAGGCAAGTCGGAAAGGGCGCAAAGTCAAAACAGATATAACTGCTCGCTGTAAATGGCTAACGAGGCCCTCTTGATGAGAGGTCACCGCATTGATCAAAAGGCCGGTCGATAGAACTACGGACCCAGCCGTTTCGACAGCGTAGCAGCCGTATTGAATGGCATAGAGAGGAGCGAGGCCAACTTCACGCACCGGGACGGTCATACGCCAGGCATCTCTACGCGCAACGCTCTTCGAAGCGCCTGTCCCCACGGACAAAACGCTCGTCATTTGGCGTCGTACGAGTTTATAAAGTAGAAAGAGTGTCGTAACACCTTTCCTCAGCAAAAAGGCTCCCAACCACAAACGGAGCCCGAGTAGCATGAGCTTCGAACCGGGACCATCCGCTAAGCGGACTATCAACCGAAGGACGAGATGCTCGAAAGGTCGCATTGCGATGTGGTATCGCATCCAAATTGCTCTAACCTGAGCGCGCAGCGTGTCAGTGTTTTCACACGTCATTATGCTGTGCAACAGGCGTCGAGCGTTCTGAAGACCTTGTGTTATTAGAGAACTCAATTCCATGATACAATATCTATGGTCAGTGTTATTCACAACCCGGGAGGTCACTTCACCTCACCGGGACGGCCATTTAAGGCAGTCGTATTTTAGGCACGCCGGGGTAGGGCGGCCGGAACATAGCACTTAAGTTCGTAACCGGAAGGAAAAGAGAGTGGTCCAGACATGGGTACCGCATAACTCCCAAACAAGATCTCCGG